AAAGTTATTAAAAAAATAGAAGGGCAGGAAATAGAACTTATAGGTGTTCCTTCAGGTATTACTTTATTGGATAGGCTTACACTGGGTTTTCAGAAGTCGGATCTGATACTTATTGCCGGCCGCCCGTCGATGGGTAAAACTGCATTCTCACTTTTCATTTCACGTGAAGCAGCAATGCAAGGATATAAAATATTGTTATTTTCACTTGAAATGAGCAAGCGTCAATTGTCATATCGACTTCTGGTTGATCGGTTCACGGATATTAATGAACTCAAACTGGGCAAAGATATTAACTGGGATAGTGTAAATAAACAGAACGGCGATTATGCACAGAATATATTTGTTGATGATACACCGGCACTCCGGGCAATGGAAATTCGCAGTATATCACGTAAGTTTAAGAAGAAAACCGGTATTGATATGATAATTGTTGACTATCTGCAGCTGGCACGTGGTAATGATGCTTATCGCAAATCGGGCAACAAATATGCAGAAGTGGGCGATATTAGTAAAGTATTTAAATCTATTGCTAAAGAACTTGATATACCTGTAATTGCTGTTAGCCAATTAAGCCGCAAGGTTGAGGATCGTTCTAACCCTTTTCCAATACTTTCAGACCTGCGTGAAAGCGGTGAATTGGAACAAGATGCGGATATTGTAATATTCCTTACCCGTTTTATCCGTTTGCCTGAAAAATATTGGATAGATCTTACAACAGGTGATGATATGCGGGATAAAGCCTATATTGATGTGGCAAAGAATCGTCAAGGTAAATGTGATAAAATATTAACTACAGCATCAGATGATGCTATGTTTTGGAATTATTAAAATATAAATTATTAAAATGAAATACACAATCGAAGTAGACGGCCAGCCTTTACAAAGTTCGAACGGCAAAATCTATGAATATGATAACTATGTTATAGCATCAGACAATTATCACATGTGTTATAACGAAAGTGAAAATATACTGATTGTTGCACATGGTGATGATTATGATAATATGCCTCATTTTTTTGCAGAATTTCTGAAAGCACATCCCAAAGGAACTAAAGGGTTGCAGCATTTTAATAAGTGGTTTAACTCAAAAGACAAGGAATTTCAGGAAATCTATTCACGGTCAAATAAAAATTATAATTCCCGGTTCCTGGGGTGGTTACAAAGAGGTATTGAGGCACAGAAAGAACTGTTTTAAGCATGGAAAATAAAAAAGAAATATTGAATATAATTTCATTAGGAGCAGGTAGGCAAAGTTCTTATATGCTTTTGACAGCACTTGAGGGAGCATATAAATATATACCTGATCTTGCTATATTTGCAGATACAGGTTGTGAACCTCAATATGTTTATGATTATCTTGTATGGTTGAAAGATTATGTTAAAGACAAATATGATTTTGATATTATAATTGTTTCCGGTGGTGATTTAATACAAGATACTATTGATTATTTAGATGCCAAAAACAAAAGGGGTGCATCGTTGCCATTTTTTTTATCTCAGGGGGGAATGATACGCCGTCAATGCACAAGTGAATATAAAATAGCACCAATTAAACGATATTATCAAAAAATCAGAAAAGGTAAAAAAATAAGACAATGGATTGGGATTTCACTTGATGAAATACAGCGGGTAAGAGATAGCTTTGCAAAATATATTGAAAATTATTATCCTTTAATTGAAAACAGAATTACAATAAGTGAAATAACAGACTGGTTCAGCAAACAAGGATTAAAAGTACCTGGTAAAAGTTCCTGTATTGTTTGCCCGTATCATTCTAATAATTATTGGCGCAGGTTTAAAAAGGAATTTCCAGACGAATTTGAAAGAGTTTGTATATTCGATGAACAAATACGAAATCATCCGAAACTTGAAAGCCAATGTTATTTACATAGAACATTAAAGCCTTTAAGAAATATTAATTTTGATTTTGAACCAACGTTATTCCCTGAACTTATTGAGGAATGTGATGGAATGTGTGGGCTTTGATGTTTTAAAACATACGAAAATATTAGTACACTAACAAGTTATTAACTAAATTGCATTAACCAAGGAGGAATAGATATGACAACAGTAGAAACAATATCATTTGCATTGATAGCAGTATTTGTATTTCTCGGTATAGTATTGAGTATATTCCCCCGCAACCGTCAAAAGCAGGAATATCCCAAATATAGGCAAAGCGGAAGGAAATACAAGAGAAGGACGAGACATTATGCTAAAAAAGAGAAATAAACAAGCGAATTGACAATAATAAAATCGAACAAAATGAGTGTATCAATTATGGAAGCCTTACAAAATGCTGATTACAACTTGCAAAACAATGCAGGGTTGGGACTGGTAATTGCAAAAAGCCAGGTGCATAATGCAACAGTGCTACTTGGTAAAGGATATGGAATTTGGACAAAAGTAGAACCGCTTTTAGAAAAATGGGGGCGCGTTGAAGATGTTCCTGAATTGGATGATAATAATGATATTAACCAAGATGAATAATACGGATGTGTACAAAGTATTTTAGCCGCGGTAATTTGCAGCGAATAATACGGATGTGCACAACAAAAACTTGAGCCATGATAGATGAATTTGAAATATTTGAGGATACAAAATGCTGGATGGGATTTGAGGGAGAAAGCGAAGATGAAACACTTTGGGTTTATTGTAGGTGTCCTGAATGTGGTAGGTATTTAAAAAGAGGTGAATGTTGGATTAACCTTAATGGGGATTTTAAACTAAAAAAATTTATATGCAAAAAGCACGGTGAGGTCGATCCATTTAGTATTGTAAATTAACAAAAACCTGAATCATGAAAAATGAATACATAGAACAAGACTTGAAAGATGAATATGTGCAGGCCGTAAGGCGGAAAGGCAAATTATATGCAGAGGGGTATTTAGAGGGTTTGATTGATGGTAATAATCTATCATTTAATTTATGGGATATTATAAAATCGGTTTGTGAACATGAAAGAACCAGAGGATGCGATGGACTTTATTATTGTGAAAAATGCGGGATCCCAATGTAGCAAACAAAAACTTGAAATATGAGAAACGCAATAGAAGAACCAGCAGAAGGCAAGGGATGTTTAATATGGATAATACGGGTAATATTCATTATCCTCGCTGTTGGGGCAATATTAATTTTAAAAGCATTGTTATTATGAAAACACCTGAACAATATGCCGAAGAGTTTATACTTAGTGAATTTCCTGAAGCAAAAGCAAATGAAGTATTCCTTTTAAGAAAAGGATATCTTGCTGGTTTTCAAAAGGGTGAGGATTTAAGAATGCAACGCATATCACCTTATGAATATATTATAGGAGTTATTTCTTCATATCAAAGTATTCCTATTGAAATAATGAAACAAAAAACCAGGAAACGGGAAATTGTTTTTGCACGGCAATTATGCTATTACTTTGGGAAAAAGTCTACAAACCTGTCATTATACATGCTTGGTAAACCTTTTGATCAGGATCATGCAACAGCACTTCATGGCATACAGGTTATTGATAATTTAATATTTACAGACAGGAATATGCGGACAGAAATAAATGAGATAAAGGGGAAAATTGAAGAAAAATTAAAATAGCAATCATGAAAACAGCAAAAGAATTTTTAGAGGAAAATAGTATTTGGGCTAAGGTGGACGATGATAATTTGACTAAAAAGGTTTTAATAGAATTTGCAGAACAATACGCCAAGCAATACTGTGAGGAGAAGATGAAAGAAATAGAAAATGAACCCAAAGAGCCTTATTTTGGATGGTGCGATGTTGAGGGATGTAATAAAGAAGGTTGTTCTGGCGGTATGGCATGGAATGATACGGGATATTGGACTGTATGTACTGAACACTCGCAAGACTATAGAGCAGGCAAACCCCAACCTAAAATGAAACAGGAAGCAATAGACAGGGAGAAAAGTAGGGATAAAAAAACAGGATGGTTAACCAATAAACAATAAAGCTATGGAAAAATTAGCAGAAACAATATTAATTGAATTAGTAAAAATTGCAGAAACGGACATAAAATGGATAAGAGCGACAAAGGAATGTGCAGAAAAGGAGGGTGTAAATTATAATTATTATGTTGCAACAATAGCTTGGGCTTATGCATTACAATTTCAAAAAGTTAAGGAAAAAATATTAGCCGAAAAAAACTAACAAACACCAAGACCATGAGTGAACCGATATTAGCCCCAATCAAGGCAAGTGAGGAATTGCCGAAAGAAGATGGTAGTTACATTATATATAATAATAAGACTGGCTATGATATTTATTTCTTTGAAGTAGGTTGGTCTGAAGATTTTTGGCTTAAAAGACATCAACTTTGGTACAAACCAGTATCAGTAGATGAATATAAGAAAGAGATAATACTGAATTTTCTTAATTGGTATTATTCATCAAATATTGCAGGTACAAATAATAAGATAATAACTGAAAATTACATAAAATCCAAATTAACAGAGAAATGAAGAAAATAAATAAAAAACCAACAAACACCAAGACCATGAGTGAACCGATTTTAATACCGATAAAGGCAAGTGAAGAATTGCCGAAAGACAAAACTTTAGTTTATACAAATGAAGGAGAAGCAATTTATGATTCTTATTATGAATATTGGTATGATAATAATGGAGAAACGGTATATGGTATTTTGTATTGGTACAAACCAGTATCAGAAGATGAATATAAAATAGGGATAAGAAAAGAATTGTTAAATGAATTAAGAGAAGAAGGTTTTAATATACCTGAATATTGTTAAATCCAAACTAACAGAGAAAGGAGAATAACATGAAAATCGAAGAACTTACAAGTTATAAACTGAATCACCAGGCACTACAAATGATGGCAATGGTGAAGGAACAATACCCGGAAATGAAAACCGTGCTTATGCACCTCAAGACTATAAGCAATGAATTAAATGGTCAAACCATTAAAGAAATAACCGGCGAAAATGGAAATGATTGATCTTAAACCAGGCGATCTTGTATTAATAGACTGGAACGGCAATCTTTATCACAAGGTTCAGCATTATCATATTGTGGAAGTATCAAAAACCACTATCCGGGCAATAGTAGCGAAAAACGAGCCTTCAGACACTGATATTCACATTAATATACCAATAAAGGATAGTGAACTACCTCGCATTGATATTATTTATATATTTGCAATATATAGTTCTTTAAAATAAAATATTGTAAAAGGCAAGTGGAAGCTACTTCTTGATTTTGCAGGCGGTTTAGCGAATAAAAAAAGCCACTATTGCCTAAGAAGAAAAAGGAGAATTAGTAAGCCGCACAGTTAGCTTCTGTAAATTCTCCTTTAATAAAAATACTCATCTTCCAATTCGTAAGTGGAGAAGGAGTTCGAGAGCCACCTTTGGGAGGCTTTTGTTTCTTATTATATATCAGCATCTTACAACAATAAATAATAACTTGCTTAAAAAATTATGCAAAACGTATGTTTTATAACATAAAAAAATTATAACTTACGCAATTAATATAGTAACAATACTATGAAAAACTTAATATTGTTGTACAGAGAATATATCAAGTTCCTTGAAGATAATATAGATAGTAATGCTGTGTTCTTAAATATTCATCATATACCTCCGGATAAGAAATATATTGAAGAAAAGAAGGAATTAAGGAAGAAGATCGAAGAAGCTGAAGAAAAACTACTATAATATGCCAACACAGAAAAACATAAAGCCTCCAGAAAAACTATATGAGTATTTTGAACAATACAAAGTGGATTGTAAGAATAGTCCCAAAAAAGAAAATTTCTATTCCAGTAGGGCAGATAAACAAGTCTCAGTAGACAGAGAGATACCACTAACCTGGGATGGCTTTGAAATATGGCTACGAAAGAAGGGGATCATCGCAAAACTGGATGATTATATATTCAATACAGATAACAAATATTCAGAATATTCGGCTATCATACGTGCGATAGACAAGGAAATATATGAGGATAAGTTCAGTGGAGCAGCAGCGGGTATATTCCAACACAACATTATAGCTCGTGACCTGGGGCTTGTGGACAAGAAAGTAATAGCTGGTGAAAGCGGTAGTCCGTTAATAGTTTTTAAAGACTTTAAGAATGATAGAAGTATCGACAAAGTTTAAACCAATGTTTCAATTGTTTGATGATAAGTTTCATTCTGATATTGATACTGTCATCATTACCGGTGGCCGGTATTCACTAAAATCATTCACTGTATCAGTATTTGCACTTACGGCACTTGTTAATTTCGGTTGGAACGTGTTATATACCAGGTTTACCAGTATGTCTATTGTTGATTCGGTAAAGCCTGAAGTAAGCGATAAGATAGAACTACTCGGCATCGAGGACAAAGTTATTGATACATTGACCCATATCGAGCGTAATGGCAACAGGATATCGTTTAAGGGGATCAAGACAGGGAGCAAAGGGCAAACAGCTAATCTTAAATCATTATCAGGGTTCAATTTGTTCATTAATGATGAAGCCGAGGAGCTGCCGGATTATAAGACGTTTAAAAAAATATTCTATTCCATCCGGTCCTTTAATAAACGCAACCTTACAATCCTGATACTTAACCCGACAACAAAGCAGCACTGGATATTCAAGGAGTTCTATGAAAAGAAAGGACTACAAGGAGGAGAGAATTGTGTTAAGGATAATGTAATGTATATACACACCAGCTACCTGGATGCTGACCTGGATAAGATACCCAAAAATATACTGGCTGATTATAACCGGTTAAAAGACGATGATCCCAAAGAATATGATAATATTGTTATGGGAGGGTGGGTATCAGAGATTGAAGGGCAGGTATTTCCACTAAGTAGTCTGAAGCGATACAAAGAGTTCCCGGAGAACACTGAATACTTCACTATTGCCTTTATTGATGCTGCTGATGAGGGTGAGGATCATTTTTCAATGCCTATTGCCCGTGTATATGGTGACAGGATATACATTACTGATGCTATATTCGATCAGGATAACTTAACTATACAGGAAGGGCAGGTGCAAAGTAAAGTTAAGGAATTCAAGATAAGCAATATTGTTGTTGAAACAAACAGCTTTGGTGCTTACTTTACCCGCAGGTTAAGAGAACTAATACCAGGCATTGAGGTATTCGGTCAATTTGCAAAGGCTAACAAGATGGCACGGATACTTGCTAATTCAGGGCTTGTTAAAATGTATTTTTACTTTCCTAAAACACCTAATGTTACATTGCAAAAGCTAATGGACCAGGCATGTAAACTGTTAAAGACAGATAATGAAGAAGATGACGCTGCTGATTCGCTTGCAGGACTGGCTGCTTATCTTGAAAAGTATCACGGATTGTTTAAATAGAAACTATGAACTGGAAAAAAAAATGGCGACAAATAGAAAATAAATATCCAAAGGCATATGCTTTATGGATGCAATTTGATTCACCAGAAGTAAAAATATGTATAACCTATCGAGACCTCTATGATTTCTTTGATGAGCAAATATTATTTATTGAAGTAACTCCAAAAATACAATATACAAGAGATGTAGATGAAGACTATAGAAATCCACATTATCATATAGACGAATGGGGTTATGAAATAAACGATAATAGTTTTGCGTTAGCAATGGATTTCGGGTTTGAATCTCGTAAAGAATCTGAAGAAGAAGCATTTACAAAAGCATTTGAAATATTAGAAGAAAAACTAAATAATGATTAAATCATTTTATACATTATCAGAATTTTTTTACCGCCTCTCCGGAATATCCAGAAGCTCATTTAATCGTTTTAATTATCAATACCTGGTTGATCGTCCCGCATGGCTCTCACTGTCTGATGGTCATGACCACCGTGAAGCAGTATCACAAAACCCTGTATTGTTCGGTTGTATCGACATACTTTCCAGTGCTGCTGCTAATGGTAAAAAGTACCTTGTTGACCTTAATGGGGAAGAAATACCGTGGAATGAAAAGAAAACGGGAGTAGAAAATGCAAGAAAACTATTTGTTGAAAGACCAAACCCGCTGCAGTCGATCAAAGAATTCAATCACGAACATTACTATATGTTCTTTACATTTGGTAATAATTATATTTATCTGAATAACCCGTTAAAGTCATTTGAAACAGATATAACCAATGTACAAACAATGATGAACCTGCCATCAGAATGGGTAACGGTTAAACAGACAGGCAAACTATATGATCAGATAGATATAAAGGGAATTATTGAACTGTACAGTTTAACAAACACAAAGCCGGCTAAAGAATTTGATCCCGGACGCATTATACACTTCAATGATATTAACACTTCCGATATTGGTACTTCGATAATGGGTACTTCCAGGCTTGGTAATCTCAAATATCCAATTACTAATACACAGCTGGCTTTTGAAGCAATGAACGTTATACTAAAGTCACGTGGCATGCAGGGTATAATTTCAGCCAATAATAAAGATGCTACTGGTACAATGATACCAATGCGACAAGAAGCAAAGGATGAGATTGATTCTACATTTAAGAACCAGTACGGTTTACGTGAAAAGCAGAAGCAATTCCTGATATCATATTCCGATATACGGTATACAAAGACTATAATGAATTCCCGTGAGCTGGGTATATATGATGAATTTTCGAATAATGCTATGATAATTTCTAACGGCTTTAAGATCCCTCCTGAACTTTATAAGACATATACTAAAGGGGCAACATTTGAAAACCAGGTGCAGGCTGTAAGGCGTTTATATCAGGATACCGTTATACCACTGGTTGAAAACGAGGATCAGTATTATACAGATCGTCTGAATATGCGTAAATATGGTTTTGAATTACGGACAGACTTTTCACACGTGCAGGCTTTACAGGATGCTTTTCAGGATAAGGCTGAAGCATTGTCAAAGAATACAGCATCGGCCGAGCAGGCTTACAATAATAATATTATTACATGGAATCAGTATCTTGAACTGATAGATATGGAACCGGTTAACGGTGGTGATATTTATAAATTTGAAAGGGATAAGTCAAGTAATACAATAGAAGAATGAAAAAATTAGGTAAAATAAGAATTTCGGATGTTTTGTTTGAAAGTAATTTAGGATCGTTACAATTATTATTTGCTAACTTTATTCCTATCCACATAGAACATAGACCACACATGAGAGATGAAGTATATACAGGCCAATCAGAATATTTTGACCCATTAAATGAAGGGGAAGAAATACCATTTTATACTTGTACTATTATAGATGAAGAAAAAATAAAATTTGAAAAAGAAACATCATGAGTAAAAAGGATAAAAAGAAAACAAGGCTTTTTAAAAGGCTTCGGGAGATCAAACAGAAACAGCTTGAGGAACGTGAATTTATTAAAAAGAAAAGTGATGGAAAAGTATAACGATCAAGAATTTAAAACCAAGAAGGAGCTATTCGGGTTTATAGTTGACAATAAGGATAAGCTGACGGCTCAGAAAAAGGCTGTAATGAAACAAGCGGACTGCCCTGTTATCATTAAGCCGACAATTATTCATGATTCCAAAACGGCTGCCCGTAAGGCTGCCGGTGAAACTATTGAGGCATCAGAGATAAATTCGCTTAATGTTGAAGTAGTTATTAATACTACTAATTTCATGGATTCTAATGATGACGTACATTTACCTGGTATATGGAACAGGAGCTTACAGAATAATAAAATGATAATGCATATCCAGGAACACATGATGGAATTTTCCAAAGTTATAGCAGACGGCGACCAGCTAAAAGCATATACTAAAACATTTACATGGAAAGAACTTGGATATGATTATGAAGGAACAACCGAAGCACTGATTTTTGAATCTGAAATACTGCGCAAACGTAATGGATATATGATGCTTCAATATGCTAATGAATGGGTAAGGAACCATTCTGTTGGTATGTATTATGTTAAACTGGACATTGCTATTAACGATGAAGATTACCCGAATGAATATGAAGCATGGAACAAGTATTACCCTGAGATAGCTAATAAGGAAACGGCTGATGAAAAGGGCTATTTCTGGTACGTTCTGGAAGCTAAACTTATTGAGGGATCCAGTGTGCCGTTAGGAAGCAACACAGCCACACCGACAATAAACACAGGGAAGAATGATCCGGAAAGTGAAAGAATGGGAATTGATTATAAATATATTATTGAAAGTTTGAAAAAATGAAAGAAATAAAATATTATAAAGAATATGCAAATTTGAACATACTCGCAGACCCGTCACTTAGACACTCTGCTTAAAAAAACTGACCCGGGTTACACCCACTCAGATCGACTATAATTATTTATTAACCAAATTAAAAAATTAAAATAATGGCAAAAGAAGAAACAAAAACCGACAAAGAACTTTTGTTGGATGAAATAAAGGGGCTTATCGCTGACTCTAATAAAGAGGGAGTGAAAAAAGCTGACCTTGACGCTCGCGTTGAAGAAATCAATAAAGAGTTGAAAGTAATCAATGACCGTGAAGATAATCGCGAAGAGGTGAAAACACTCAAAGAGAATGTCGATAAAATATTGCAAGTAACGGCTGAAAATGCTGCTGCTATAAAAGCAATGAATGAATCACCTGCTAAAAAGGCTGATGAAAAGCCGATGACTTTCAAGGAGGCCCTTCTTGCAAGTATTGAGGAAAGTGCTAAAAGCGTCCCATTACTAGTTACAGAAAGAACCGAAGATGGTGTTAAGAAGATATCGATGAAGGATTATTTTAACAAGCTGGGGAATAAGAACACTCCCGAAATGATTGTTAAAGCAGGCGTCGATATGCTTGAAACTACTATCGTAAACAGCGAAGTAGCAGACATAAGGATGACAATTCTTGATCCGAGTATAGTAGGCACACCGCTTACTGTTTACCAGCATGTGGTTGACTGGATGCCGGTAAAGGGGATTGCTAACAAGTACATGAGTATTCTGGTCGTTTATGACTATCAGGATGGATCAGGTACTAAAACTCAGGGATCAGCTGCCGGCAAATCCAGCTTCTTACTCAAGACTATTCAGTTTGTCAGTGCAACTATCGGTACATATTTCAGGTTATCTGATGAGTCACTTGATGATCTTCCAGAAGCAATGGATGAGATTTCCAGGGTTGCTCCTTCAAAAATAAAGGACAATATTGACTATCAGATACTTGGATCAGCCGGTGACGATACAGCTACAATCAAAGGATTGTATGCAGCGAGTAAACACACCGACTTCGCCGGGGGTACTACTTATGCTGATACTATTCCAAATGCTAACAAGGTTGATGTTGTAGTAACAATGAAACTACAGGCAGAAGCAGCCGGTTATATGGCAGATGCATTAATTTTGAATCCGCTGGATATTGTCAAAATTGCTGCCGAAAAGGACCAACTCGATAATAGTAAAATTGACCGCAGGGTTGTATTTGACATACTCGGTAACCCGATTGCGATAGGTGGGCTTATTATAAGGAAAAACTCTAAGCAGACAGTCAATACTCTTACAGTTGTGGCAAGAAAAGAGCTCCAGATAGGTGACAGAAAGGCTATGACAATGGAGGTAGGCCTTGACGGCAATGATTTCACAGAGGGATACAAAACTGTCCGTATCAATGTAAGATTAGCATTTGCTGTTCGTGATCCTCTTGCAGTAGTTTACTGTGATGATCTTGATCAGGGTGTAGATGATATAACTAAAGTTTAATCAAATAAAGGAGGAATAATTATGAAACGTTTACTTATAATAACTTTAATGCTAATTGCTGCATTTACATTGAACGCGCAGGATAAAACTATCAGGTATGGAGGAACAGCTGGTGTAACATTTGCTGTTGCTGATACTGCTGCCGCTGCTTATACTTATACTTATAGGGTAAATTTTACAGCTCCTTATTATTATACCTATTCAGTACAACTGGATGACAATACAGGGAGTAATACTGCTGCTGCAGTATTAGCTGGTTCTGTTGACGGTACTAATTATAAGACTATTACCACAGTAAGTTATACCGGGGTGGGTACTGATACTACTATTATAGGAAATATAACTAGTGCACCACTAACATATAATTATCTGAAATGGACAATTACACCGACAGATACTATATGGGTCGGTAGTATATGGATGGACATTGTACCAGTAAGAGAGTAAAGCAATGGAATCAAAGTCAAAGAAAGACGGAAAAATATTCACTGGGAAATTCGCAAGCCTGGCCGTTAAGATCGGGCTTGCTGATCCCATTGAAGAAGCCGGTGAAGTACCTATTAAAAAACAGGTCAAAAAGCCGGCAAAAACTAAGAAGCCTGTAAAAAGGCAAGTTAAAAAAGTAAAAAAATAGGATATGGCATTTATAGATTATTCATATTTTACGGGTGATATTAATGTTTCAAACGCTGTTGATCAGAACCTTTTATTACAGGCTATCGAGCAGTATGAAAAAAAAATACTGATCAAACTACTGGGCTATGAACTGTATGCTTTATTGCAGGCAGACCTGACCGATGGCGTTCCACAAACACAGATTTATAAAGATTTGGTTAATGGCGCAGCTTTTACTCATGAGTTCAGGGACCAGGATATATCCCTGAAATGGGAAGGGCTGAAAAATGATGCAAAAGTATCTTTGATCTCATACTATGTATTCTTTAATTTTGTTGAACGTGACATAACTCCTTATTATGGTACAGGCATATCCTTTGCGCCGAAAGGTAAAGACTGGGAACGTGCCGAACCTGTTAATAAGCTGTGTTACGTCTGGGAAAAGATGCGTGAGTTGTATGGTAAGATACCCGTTGAATATAAGGATAGTTTTAAATATCCTATCAAGGGATCCGATATGGGGTATGTTTTTAACACTGCCCCTTCGGCCTATAACTTTCTTTACGCTAACAAGGATGATTACCCTACATGGATATTCACTCCTTTATGGAATATTAATGTTTTTGGAATTTAATACTAAACAATATGAATTTATACGGTGATCAAATTGACGAACTGTTGGCAAGGAGCGGAACCTTTGATATAACCGGTACAGCGGCCGTGAGTAATATGAATTTTTTTGCCTTTACTCCTTCTGATGGTGCAGTGCTGGAAGCTATTAAAGGCATTCCATTGAAAAGTGCAGCATCAACAACAACAGAGATAACATCTGCAGAGGTTGATCTGGCAACATATTTTTTGACCGCTTTAACAGATCCGCTTGTTAATGAACTATACCGTGTGCCTGGTTATATTATTACTCATATAAAACTGACCAGTGGCACGATACATGGTTATTTAGCTGAAGATCAGCCGACATGATCGTTATAAAGGTAAATAGAAAAAGGTATAAAGGTGTTTATGGATGGGATGATATTACACTGAAGCTCTTTAGTGAGCTGGCGATGATAGAAATGCCTCCGAAATACGAGGCTTTTATTTTAGCTCATGGCAGTATGGATACTGAAAAGAAAGAAAGCATTGATTATTTTATCAAAGTGGCCTCGGAGATTAGTGATAAAGAGTTAAACATCGCCTTCCCTGCTTATTATAAAAAAGTTATTCAGTGCTTGACAAATATACCTGATAGTGTTTTAAGCCGGGCAACGAGTGATGATATTACTGACCTTTATGATAAGTATTTTAAGCACTTTGTAGTTTCATTGATTTACCATGTACCGGTTGAAAGGCTTCTGGGGCGTACTGTTGAATATATTCCACCGTATCCCAGGAGCTTCAGGATAGGTGGTGAAAGGTTTTATTTACCATTAACGATACGTATAATGGATCAGGACATACCACTTGCTGACGAGCCGATAATAAGCTATACTGAAGCAAGTGATATTTTCAGGAATATGCGTATATCAAAGGATGATGTTAAGCGACTGGCATTATTTATGGCTATTTATTGCCGCAAACGCCGGGAAAAATATGATGAAAAAACAGTGTTACAACGGTCTGAACAATTTATGGCAACAAAGATGAGCATTGTCTGGTCGGTTTTTTTTTACACTGTTCGGCGAATGCCCGATGCCGTGCTGACTACCCGGTTATTTGGCGACCTCCCAAGACCGATCCGGGAAATCGTGTCTCAGGTGCGGACCTACAAAAGTATGGCAACCGGGGCCTGATATACGAGGTTGCAGGTTATGGCGGGGGAATAGCGGATATACCGGTTATTGAACGGATGAAACTGTATGATTTTTATAACTATCTGGCATATAAACGTAGTGAAAGGATTTAATAATGACGCTTGCACAACTCGAAACAAAGTTACAAACACTAACTGGCACTTCAATAGCAGAAGTTATTGTTGATTCTGATATTTATTTCACTATCGGACGTGAAAAAAACTATCCTTTCATATTATGGATGCTTGACGGGGCCAGGTTCGATAAGGATTACCGTAACTCTACAATACAGGATATTAAGATAATAACTATTACAGCATTTATCGTTACTAATTATGATCATGACAGTGACAATAAACTTGAGGTATGGGATACTATCGAAGAGTATTTTAAGGTATATATAAACAAGATCAATGAACTGTCATATATTCAGGTAGTTAATATTAATGCTTTAAAAGGCACATATATTTGGGAAGGGGAACGGTCCCCGGATAAAGAACTGGGTATAATGTTTCCTGAAATTATTATAAAAATGTTCTGCTAATGAGTATTTATACAGAAATAGAAAAACTGCAGCTTGTATTAACAGAGCTTTTGACCGAGGAGTTTGAAGCACAGGGGCATACTATGACTAATAAGCTCATTGAAGATATTGAATACAAGGTACGGTTTGAGATTGAGACAATAATTATCGAGGGAGCAATGTATCCTTATGGCAGCATATTAAATGCAGGTGTTAAACCCGGCAAAGTACCATTCAGCGGAACGGGCAAAAAAGGCGGCGTGAGCCTTTACATAAAAGCATTACAAAAATATGCCATGTTAAGAATGAATATCGGTGATGACCGTGAGGCTCTGGGAGTGGCTTTTGCTATTGCTCATACGCAACGCCGTGAGGGTATGCCCACTTATGACAGTTATCGTTTTTCAAGCACTGGTAAACGCATGGACTGGATCGAGGAGGCATTACGCAAGGAACGTTTAACACAGGCTGTAACGACTTTATCCTTTAATATTTACAGCATGGATATTGATACTTTTGTTAGAAAATGGAACGTAGAATTAAATAAAGCAGCATCATGAGCCTCACAGTGAACAGCAACCCGAATAATATTGACAATTCAGGAGCATATAATGTGACAACATCACTTACCGAGGACGGTGATCATGTTAACCTCCGTGTACGTGCCGACATTACTATTGATGCCGTTGTTGTGACAACGATAGAAAAGCCCAAAGGATTGGCTGATTTTGATTTTTTCGATATTCTTAAAAGCCATGTTACAGGTATAAGTTTTGCACGTAATTCGGGTGTGGTATATAAAGTATCCGGAGGTAGTCCTTTGATAGCTTATACAATACTTTTCACAGAGGTTTACGAAGATGCCGATGGAGCAACACAAACAGGCGATACGGATAATGCTTCGGGAACTACTTATTATTTTGTGCCGGCTGTTGGTGATGATAAAGCATTTTCAAACTACGTGCTTTCAACATCTATATCATTGTTTGCCAATAAAACACTCAGGAACAATGTCGTTAAATTTTACCCTGCTTACGAATACTGGCTCGTATTTTTTACAGAGATAGGGACCGTGCAGTTATTCTATTCTAAGGACGGCGGGGCTTATGATGATTCAATAACATTTGACCCTACTAATAATTGGGGAGTAATAGTAATCAATATACAGGGACTAATGGCTGATGTTACTTCAAACCTGCGTATCCAGATCGGTGAAGATGGCGGTGATAAGATCAGTGAAGTAATAACAATTTATATTGACAGTGGTATTATTGATGAACGTGTAGTGCTTGAATATGATGGTTATGTTGGCGGAAAAGAATATCTTGCTTTTGAAGGGATCAAATTACAGGAATTTCGATCAATAAGAAATTACTATACCGGCATATTAAAGAATCGTAAGCCACTTTCATTATTCGGGATGAATCGCCAAAGACTCGAAACAAGATTTAAAGACATTAACAATGCCGAATATTTAAAGAGTTTATTAATGAGCGAAACGGTTAAAAAGCTTGAGCCGTTATTTGTAGATCCCAGTGATGTTACTATAATTACAGATAATGTTAAGATAGCAGCATCAGATATGTTTACTAATGAAATAGATATTGAATATTCAAATGATCCCACAGCAACCGATCTGTTTACCTTGGTACTTGAATCAACAGGAACTGGTGCGGGCGTAATAACCTTCAAGCTTAAAGTTGCTGAAAGCATAGTATTAACGCTTGATGGCGAAGGTAAATTTTATGATGACCTTGCAGCAACTGTTAATGAAGGAACAACTCGTACAATTACCGCCGGTGCCTTGCGTACGGTATATATAAAAGTGGCCTCCGGAACATCTAACCTTACTTTTTCAAATGAGTTGGCTGTAATAATGATAGGGGAAACCGCAACAAACGGATGGTTAAGCCCGGCAAATGGTCCAATGGTAAATATAAGCAAGATAAGCAAGATGCTTAATTTAACCAATATAACACTAACCAGTGGTTCGACGAGAGTGGTTGGTGATTTTAGCGGATGTTATACATTAACGCAATTAACTTTTCTTAATATTGGCTCAAACACTATTGATTTTGATTATATCCGCACCTGGCCGGCACTTAATATGGGCATTTATTGTTACTTGAATTATAATGCAATGACAGCCACCCAGGTGGACAATGCTCTTATAGCATTTGCCAGTGGCCCTTTTGCGAGCACTACTATTAATTTAGCCGGTACGAATGCTGCCCGCACAAGTGTCTCTGATGCAGCAGTGGCTATATTAGAAGCAGCAGGATGTACTATTGTAACAACTTGATATGAATATTGAACTATATATAGGAACCGAACAACTGGACTTTAACGAATCGTTTAATGCTGTTTTCTCTATTGGTGATATACGTGACCTGTCGCTTGGTAATCTTAATAGGTCATATACACTTAATGTGCCGCTTACAAAAACCAATAGAAGTATATTAAAACATAGTGAAATACCGGGCAGTACTGATGAAATTACAAATAAAGGAAGGCTATATGTTAATAAAATGTTAATTATTGCCGGAGTTATAACAATACTTGCAATAACAGCCGATTATGCCAAAGTTATTATTAATGCTGATGACTGGATGGAGACAATGAAAAATACCAATCTTCGGGATATTGACTTTTCGGACGAGGATCATGAGTTGACAAAAGCTGTTATCGTAGCTTCATGGTCTGCTGCTAATGCTTTTTACCGTTACCCGATGGTCAACTTTGGACAATTGGTTATACCGGTAACGGGATTGCAGCCGCATGACTGGACAGTACAGGACTTTGTGCCGATGTTCCGTATAATAGATATTATGGAATATATTTTTGCACCTTGGACAATAGTTAGTGACTGGATAGCAACCACTTATGCTAAAAAATTATATATTCTGGCACCCGAATCAAAAGAGGACAGTGATTTTATTGCTAATAAAGCCCTGGAAGTTGGTCCAAATTCAGATACTGATAATTATAACCGCGTAAATATTGCAGGATTAGCAACGGATAATAACACATTAAGTAAAAATCCTGTTGTCCTGGATACCATAACTACTGATGAAGGCAATGATTTTAATACAGGTACTTATCGTTACACTGTTCCTGAAGCCGGTACTTACCGGTTTGTTTTTCAATGGAGTAATATAGGGGTGGGTGAAGGAGCATTTTTTACTGTTAATAGTAGTAGTTACACAGCACAGATACTCAAAAACGGGGCTGTTCAATTAGCTGCAGATAGTGATAGTGACGCTGGTGGTGGTAGTTGTATAGACGGAGGAACAACATACGAGATGGATACCGGATATATACATCTTGAAACAGATGATTATATCACTATTCAAGTAAGTGTTACTGGTAATATAACAAATGATGATACCAGTGCCCGCTGGTATGATATACGTTTATTAGCAACAAATACCGTTCTTACCAACGTATGGACGGAATGGAACAGGTATCCCGGAAAAGGAAAAACGATTACAGCAAGTGATTATATGCCTGATATATCAGCAATTGATTTTATCAAGGCTATTAAACAATTAGCTAATCTACGGTTTTTTGCTGATTACCAGAATCAGAATATTTATATCGAGCCGGCACAGACCTTTTTTGCTATTGACGGGGAAACTGATCTATCAGAACTGCAGGATAATGAAGATTATACGCTTGAGCCCATTAGCCCGAATTATAAAAAATCAATAATACTGGGTCTTATAGAGGATATTGCTGATAAGGCATACAAGGAATATAAGGAATACTGGGGCGTTAATGATCAAAAAACAATAACCCTTACAAGTGAATATGTCGAGGATGGGGAACAGGAGATGATAAATACACTATTTGCTCATTCCGGCACCGGGTTTTTTCATGAAATACTGGCCTATGGTCTTTCGGTTATTAAAATATTCGGTGATCAGGAATATATAAGTGACGAAAAGCCTTATCCGACATACAGGGCTACAGGATGGGAGCCCCGCCTGGTAACATGGGAAGGGCTAACAGCGGGTATCAGTTTTGATATTGATGATACAACATATAATACTTACCCTAAAATATTAGCTGCTGATTTTGATGATCTTTATAGTAACTACTGGATAACAAGTATTCACAGACTTGACAAAAATATGATACTGACAATAAAGATAAAGTTACCACAAGGAGCAATAAATCAGTTGCGTACGGTTATTGATGATAGCGCAAAAGAAGGTTTTCGTACACGATATAAATTACTTATTGCAGGGCAATATATTTACGGATATTTAAACAAAGTTACAACAGACGGGGATATTTCTGAATGTGAATTTATACTTAAAAATTAATGGCAGATGAAAAAAACATAGGGTTCAGTGTTACTATACGAGGAGTAAGTAAAGAGGCTCAGGAACTGGCTCGGCTTGAAGTACAGATGAAATCACTGCGTAAAGCTAAACTTGATCTGATCAAGCAATCACAAAAAGAAGGTCAGGTATCAGCAGAAAATGCCCGTAAAATAGCTAACCTGACCACTCAAATAAATGCCAATGCTGCCAGTCAAAAGCAACTGAAACGTGCAATAACACCTGTTCAAAGTTCGTTTGTCAGGCTCGGCAAAACGCTACTTACTTCAATGGGTATATTTGCATCAGCAGCAATGATTGTAAGGAGCTTTTTCAGGGTAATAAAAAATGGCTTTGAAACATCAATTAAGTTTGAATATGCCATGAGCCAGGTGAAGGCTATAACAAAAGCCACAAGCGAAGATTTTAATTTATTAAAGAATGATGCTATAGCATTGGGCGGGGCTACTAAATTCACTGCTTCTGAAGTAGCAGGATTACAAAAAGAATATGCTAAACTTGGTTTTACAATACCTGAAATTTTAAGAATTACTAAAGCCACTCTTGATCTGGCAGCAGCTTCCGGTACGGATTTAGCTACATCAGCAAAAGTGGCTGGTGCAACGCTGAGGCAGTTTCAATTAGATGCTTCAAAAATGGGCCATGTTGTTGATGTTATGGCATTGAGTTTTTCAAGTTCAGCTCTCGATATGACTAAATTTGAAACATCTATGCAAAATGCCGGTCCTGTTGCAAAAGCCGTTGGAGAAACTATTGAATCAACATCGGCAAAATTAGCAGTTCTTGCAAATAGCGGTCTTGATGCTTCTATATCAGGTACATCATTAAGAAATATATTCCTTGAGCTTGAAAGACGTGGCCTTACCTGGGACCAGGCTATGAAAAAAATACAGGGGTCACAAAATAAAGCAAGTACGTCACTTGAATTATTTGGCAAACGTGGGGCTGTTGCCGGAATTATTTTAGCTGATAATAATGAAAAAATAAAAGAATTTGATGAGTCATTCCAAAAAGCTGATGGATCGGCAAAAGAGATGGCAGATACAATGCTTGATAATGTACAGGGATCAGCAACAATATTAAAAAGTGCTTGGGAGGGACTTATATTAAGAACAAATCAATCAAACGGTGCTCTTAAAGGCTTTATTGATACTTTAACGCTTCTGGTATCAGTAATAAATACAAAGGGGAAGCCATCAATTGACAGTTTATTTGAACCCAGACAAATTGTAACTTTTTCAGATCGCATGCGTTTTGCCGCAACAACAGGTATGGGGTTTTGGGGATCTTTAACATCTGCAATATTCAGAAGCAATAAAGCATTGCAGGAATATTCTGATGGTTTGTCAGAAATTATGGAAAAGGAAAGAGAAAAGTTTGAAGAAGAAGAAAGAATAAGACTGGAAAAAGATGAAGCAGAAAGAACAGCAAAAGAGGAAGAACTTAAAAGAATACAAGGTCTTGTTGAAGCAGAAGAAAAACGCCGTAAACAAATAGAAACCGATTTTAAACAAAGAATTGAAAATATACAGGAAGAAGGAGCGGCACTTAAAGAGGAAGAAAGCTTTTATGACGCAATGGATGCCCGGATAATGAAAAGCATAATTGATAATGCCAAAGCGAGGAAAGATGCCAGGGAAGAAGAAAAAGAAGCCAGGAGATTAGATAATGAGCAGTTACGCAATGATATTATTGCCCGCACCGACTTAGAAATTGCCGAGCTTGAGCGCAGGAATGAAGCAATAGAAATACTTGAGCAGGCTAATAAAGATGCTAAAATAAGAATAGCTCATGCTGTAACTGATGTATTAGCTGGTATAGCAGGCAAAAATAAAGCATTGCAAAAAGCATCACTGATAGCAGATAAAGCATTAGCAATAGCCGAAATTATTATACAGACAAAAAAAGCTAATGCAGCAATGACTTTTTATGGATCTATTATGGCAGGACCAACTTTGGGTGGCAGTATTATTGCAGCTAAGGCAATTAACACACTTAATAATATAGCTGCAGGATTAAGTATAGCTGCTATTATTGCCGCAACAGCTACCGCATTGTCAAGTTTCGCAAAGGGAGGAAAAATAAACCGAGGCATCCCGGTAAATACAGGAACAAAGGATGATACTTTAATAGCGGTTAACAAAACAGAAACAGTACTAACTCAGGATCATGTTACACGGTTAGGGGGACCAGGAGTAATGAAAAGCATCGGTGTACCCGGTTATGCTCAGGGGGGATACATAGGCCAGACCTCCCCGGATATTCATTCTTCAGGGTTTGATATCAACCAGCTTGCCGATCTTATGAACTCTATTGAGGTAACATTGAATCTTAACAAGGTCGATTCAGGACTTAAGGAATTGGGTGTTATTAATAAAACACAACCATTATGATAAATATCCGTGCTGATGCTGCAAAAATGTTAAAGGCTGAGTTTGGTATCCCGCCTGAAACTACTGCAATGCTTTTTGAAAAAGGCATAATTCGTGAACCGGAAATTAAAAAAGTGCTATTACGTGAAGAATATTTAAGAAGTGTGGGCAGGAATGGTAAGCAGATATTACGTAATAAATTGGCTTCAAAATATTGTGTATCAGTGTCTTTGGTCGAAAAGACGGTGTTATAAAAACACGTAAAAAATTTGCGTAAAATGAATTGAAATAAATTATATCTTTACATAAACTGAAATAATATAAAAATTACAAGTATGAAAAAAATTGCTAAATACGCAGGCTACATTGTAGGGTTTGCTTTGCTGGTAGCTATGGTATTCCCGGAATTATTTCTACCGGCTGGAATTGTGGGAGCTTTTGCCCTTGCAATATTCACCCAGACATGTGCGAAAAACGTATCAGGGGCCTCAAAGGTTTTTATAGCAGAGAAATCTGTTGCAACAGCTTTTACAATAACAGCCGGAGAGATTAGTGCAATAACAGGCACCACTCCTTTCATGAGGGTTGATGCTGTACAGGATTCGGTAAGCTGGTCAGAGCTTGGTGAGTTGATAGGGCTTAATAATTGGAAAATCACCAATACTATTGAGCTTGATATTATGCCACCTGCTACCGCAACAAGTACCTTTTTGCAGGCTCTTATTGACGGATCACCATGTGGATTCTTTGCCATAATTATTGATGGTAATGGTCAATGCTGGGTTGTTGGTCATAATGAAACGGATGTGCGTGAACGCCCGTTGCGTCTCAGTGGCCAGGATCATAAAACAGGCAAGGGACTTTCAGAAGCTGAAGGCAATACTGTCAGGATCACATTGACTAATGAATGTGGTGGACTGGCTTTACCACTAGATGCTACTCTTAATGCTAGTACTCTTGATGGAACAGGCACACATATTAAATGGGCATAATCATGGCAAAATTAATAGTTAGAAAAGACAAAATAGATTCCGAAGTAGCGTATAGCCACAATGGATCGAGTTACAGCTTAAAGCTGAGTAAAGCTACCCAGGCACAATTAAAGATACTGGATGAGATCGGTGTTGATGTTTTTGAAAAGCCTGATAATAAGCCTGAAAAGGTTTAATGAGAGATTGGAATAAACTTTAAGGGAGGAGCAGGGAATGAATTCCTTCCTCCCTTTTTTAATATAAAATATTATGCCGGGAATATCAATATCAATAAGTCCGTTTTTAAGTAAAAAAGGCAGTGGATGGGATTCATCTATTGTTGCTCTTACAATAGCTTACACAGATACGCAGTTTACTTTTAAATTCAAACTGCCTTCGATAAAAAATATTACTATCTACTGGGGTGATGGTACAAGCGAGAACGTAGTCGGTCAGGATGCGGCACTGATAACAAAGGTCAGCACTTATGCGGCTCCCGGCACTTTTTCTTTCTGGCTAAAGGGTGATGTTATTGACCTTACCTATATTGATATTTCGAATCAGGCTCATGTATCAGGTGACGTTAGTGGCTGGAGTGCTTTGACTTCTTTAACTTATTTGAATTGCTACAGCAATTCATTAACAGGTGACGTAAGTGGATGGAGTGCTTTGACTTCTTTAACTTATTTACGTTGCTACAGCAATTCATTAACAGGTGACGTAAGTGGCTGGAGTGCTTTGACTTCTTTAACTTATTTGTATTGCTCCAGCAATTCATTAACAGGTGACGTAAGTGGATGGAGTGCTTTGACTTCTTTAACTACTTTTAATTGCTCCAGCAATTCATTAACAGGTGACGTGAGTGGATGGAGTGCTTTGACTTCTTTAACTACTTTGTATTGCTACAGCAATTCATTAACAGGTGACGTGAGTGGATGGAGTGCTTTGACTTCTTTAACTACTTTGTATTGCTACAGCAATTCATTAACAGGTGACGTAAGTGGATGGAGTGCTTTGACTTCTTTAACTGCTTTGTATTGCTACAGGAATTCATTAACAGGTGACGTGAGTGGATGGAGTGCTTTGACTTCTTTAACTGCTTTGTATTGCTACATCAATTCATTAACAGGTGACGTGAGTGGATGGAGTGCTTTGACTTCTTTAACTGCTTTTTTAGCTGATCTCAATGCACTGGATTTTGACGCTTCACCGGCCTGGGCCGCACTTAATTGCGGAGTGAATTTTAACCTGGCTAATAATGGCATGACCTCCGGCCAGGTGGATAATGCTTTAATATCCTTTGCACAGGGACCGATAACAAATACAACAATAACAATGAACGGCACCAATGCGGCCAGGACAGGAACTTCAGACGCTGCAGTAGCTACACTGATAGCTGCAGGATGTACCGTAATAACAACATAAGATATGGCAGACGTAAGAATACAAAATAAGTACCTGGTAGTTATCAATGATGATAACTCTTTGGCCGTTAATGATTATATTATTAAGGCCCGTTGCGAAACCCTGCAGAGGGTGAACGTGTATGACACCATAGCTGATGTAAAAACTGACTGCCTGCCTGAACTGCCTGCAAAGGGTGAACAGGTCGAGAAGGATAAGCTGTATAAATACAAAGGCAAAGTAGTTCACTGTATTAAGTCTCATACTATGGATACCTTCGATGATAAGAACTTTATTAAACAGGCTGTAATGATAGAACCATGAAAATACTTATTTTATATATAGTCTCAATAATCCTTGCAGCAGTCGCTGACGGATGTATGGATAGTGGTATTAAGATAGCTGGGCATTCTGCAGAGGCAGTATCAATACTGGCACTCTTGATTGTACCTTTTGTTCAAAAATACAGAGGCGGTTGGGGATGGTATATTGCAGCATATCTTTTTCTGAGGATAGGAATGTTTGATATTGTTTATAACCTGGCGGCAGGTCAAGAGGTATTTTATCACGGATCGACAAGTATATGGGATATATCTATTTCGTTCTTTAAGCCACCGATAGGAGCCGAGATATTTGGTAGGGCTATATTTTTGTTTGCAGGAATAATTATACCGATACAACAGATAAAATGAAGAAAATACTCAGCATATTAAAATCAATAGGGATTATTGCCGGAGCAGGGACTTTGATTGTAAGTCTCACGATTACCTTTAATAACAGTAAGCATCGGCAAAATGATATGCTTGTAAGAACGGAAAAAAATACCATGGTATTACAAGATGTCCAATCATGTCTTAAAAAAGTTGTTGTCAATGATTCATTACAGGATATTAAATGGGATGCACTCAGGAATAGTTATGTTAATAAATCATACGATGAATTGAGCAAGAAATTATTAACAACAGAGGAATTTATCAGCTATATGCATGGGATAGGCTTTGAGGACATAAAAAAAAACAGCGACAAGATAGCATCCGGGCAATAATGGATACAATAAAATTAAATATAACTGTTAAAAAGATAAAGAAATGAGACGTAAAAAAGCAGACAGGTATGACATTGACAAGATTCCCATAAGAGAAGAATTAAGAAATGCAATAAAGACCAGGAAGTTAGTTGAGATAGCGGCAATAGACGTATATCAGGGCATTGGAAGAATGCAGGGCATACAGGATGAGTTTATTCAGGAACTGATTGATGGGGTCTTGGATAAGATTGCAGCATTACAGACGGATATAACGGCTATAAAGGGCTGTCTTGAAGAGAGGATTGCTGTTCTTGAAGAAAAAGTAGCATAATCTGTTATAACATACTTAATAGCAGTAATTATTCAGAAAATTTATGTAAATTTGTCATTGAAAAAATATTCACTTAAAATTATTAAAATGAAAAAACTGATTTTTGTATTTGCATTATTGATTATACCGGCAATATTGCTGCTGGGTCAGGTGGTTGAGCCTCCGGAATCATGGGCAGAAGTATTTATGAATCCCGTGCAGTGGTTCAGTGGTCTTGCTGGTATTGCAGCATTAACGGCATTTCTGGCTGCATTCCTTAATGGATTGTTAAATGTAACAAGTAAGATTACCAAACAGCTTATTTCGTGGGCAGTAGCTATTATATTACTTGTAGGCAGTGACCTTTTAAATATAGGATATGCTGCTGAATTCCCTATTCTTTTGGCCGCTGTTCATGGCCTGGGTGCCGGGTTAATATCTAATGGTATATTTGATATACCGATAATAAAAGCAATATTGGACTTTATTGAAAGTTTATTTAAAAAACAAAAAGCATGAAAAAATTAATCGTACTATCATTAACACTGTTTCTGACCATTGGACTATTCGCTCAGGGGCCGTTTACTGGATTCCTTAAACCGAGCTCTGAACTTGAAATTACAAGTTTGACATTGAAAGCTGATGGCGATACATCACATGAGTGGTATTTCCGGCCGGCGGCTCAGATGACAGCTATCCAGTTTACCTATAATAAGGATCTGAAACTGTTTGAATCTTCAACATTCAGTTCTGCAGGATTAGGTATAGGACTTCAGCATTATGTTGAAAAGAACGGCGTACCCGTTAATAACTATGGATTCAATGCATTAATCATTATTGACGGATCACAGAGTTCAAATGGTGGTGTCGGAATAGCGGCAACAATAAACGCTTTACAATTTGTGAATATCGGAGCCGGTTATGATATGACTAATAAACAGTTTTTCCTACTGACTGGTGCTATTTACACTTTTTAATTAATCAATGAGTACCGGTTTAACCGCCGGTACTTTTTTAATAATGGAGCTTCGGCTCAGACGTTTATATCCAAAAGAAACATATACTATTGGCAAATTATATGTCAATGGTAAATCTTTTTGTGATGTACTCGAGGATCCTGTCCGGGACCTGAACAAAGATGGCGACCTTGATGATGAAGGCGAAGGCAAGATACCGGGTAATACAGCTATACCATACGGAACATATAATGTCATTTTATCAATGTCGCCGAAATTCAGACGGGTTTTACCATTACTACTGGGTGTTCCGCATTTTACAGGGATCAGGATTCATGCTGGCACAAAGAGTGACGGATGCCTGGTTATTGGCGAAAACACAATACCCGGCGGTGTTGTAAACGGGGAGAAATACGAGACTGAACTTATTCAATTAATGCTTGATGCTATTTATAATAATGAATCAATACGAATCATAATAACATAATTATGGGACGACCCACTTCATTTATTGCAAAGATAATTTTTGAATATCTTGACAAATGGCCTAATTTACCTAATCTGACTTTGGCCAAAAAGATATATAAAGAAAATTCAAAAGCATTTACAGGCGTT